TAATGGCAATAACACACGAACTTTTAGAAGAATTCACCGGCACTCGCGCAAGTGAAATGCCTGACCCTGAGAACGAGGGTGAGACTATAACTGAAGAGTCAGCTTGCATAGATGTAAAAGTGCGTTTCACATGCAGCGAAACGAGCAAAACTCATGAGCGGTTCGTCAACGTCTGCTTAGATGCTGACGGTGCATATGATGCTGACGCTACCGCTGTTCGTATCGGTGAAGTTGCTCTGGGCGTAGCTAACAAAATGAGCATGGGCGTAATTGATTAGCGTTGAAAAGTGAGCTTTCATTATATTAGCGTAGCCAATATAATGAAGCTTTCCCACCCCTAGAAGGAGTCTTAGATGACTGATCAAAATACAGCTGTAGAACAACAAGCCGAGCCAACATTAACAATTGGCGAAACTACGTATCCTGTCGACACGCTGAGTGATGAGGTGAAAGAGATGCTTTCGCTGCATGAGCAAGCAATGCAAATGGCCATTGCTGCAAAGCGACAGGCTGCTATCCACGATCTTGCAGTAGCAAACATTGCAGCGCATATCGAAAAAGCTGTGCAGGAAACAGAAGAATGAGGAAAAGATGGCCTATTTTAAGCGGGATCGTTTTAGCGGGATAGCGCCAGGAGTCAGTCCGAGACTCTTGGCAGATCAGTTTGGTCAGATAGCAGAGAACATAGGCTTTGAATCTGGTCGGCTTGTATCTACCAAGACAGACACTGACGAATTCACACTAACTAGCTCTACTCGAAGAAGTATCTACAAGTACGAGTACGGCAGCTCGTCATCCGTCTGGCTCCAGTGGAACGAAGAAGTTGATGTTGTCCCTGGTCCTATACCTGGTGATACAACTGATCGCCTGTACTTTACTGGCGATGACTACCCGCGTATCGGTTGGTCTACCACCATTGTTAGCGGTTCGTCATACCCGAATAACTCTTTCCGGCTCGGGGTTCCCGCTCCAGCCATCGCGCCCACGGTTAGTATAAGTGGTACTGTTGACGAAACGCTCACGCCAAACGATGTGTCTTATGTATACACATATGTAACTGCTGATGGCAGAGAAGGTCCACCTAGTGCGCCTTCTACTGTCGTCGAGATGGTTGACGGGCAGACAGCGACTCTAACGTTGACTAATCAGACTTTTGCTTCTGGGCATAACTTAGGCAGCGGGTCACTCAAGCGTATATACCGCTCTAACACGGGTTCTACCAACACGCAGTTTCAGTTTGTTAAAGAGATACCTATTGCTGACGCAAGTGAACCGGACTCCAAAGATGCCGCGACGCTCGGTGAAGTACTACCAAGCGGTGGTTGGATTGGACCGCCAGATGACGATAGTTCACTTTACCCAGATGGGCAGCTAAAGGGTTTGATAGCGCTAGCGCAAGGCGTGATGGCGGGCTTCACAGGCAAACGCTTTTGCCTTAGCGAACCCTTTCTCCCGCACGCATGGCCGATTGGCTATCGTATAACGACTGAAGAAGACATCGTCGCTATTGCATCAACGGCAAATGGAGTCGCTGCTCTGACTGATGGGCAACCGTACTTCATAACGGGCACCGATCCAAGTGCAATGACCGCGATCCGTATTGATTTAGCACAAGCGTGTGTCAACGAGCATAGCGTAGTAGACATGGGGGACTATGTTTTGTACGCGGGGCCAGACGGTTTGTGTGGAGTGCAAAGTTCTAGCGGCCAAGTTGTTACTAATGGTTTAATTTCAGTTGATCAATGGAACGCTAATTTTAACCCTACGACAATTCGTGCGTTTAGACATGAGGGCACGTATGTTGCGTTCCATGCAACAGGCGGCTGGGTCTATGACCCAAGAGGGGGCGAGAATACTCTTTCTACACTTACCATCGACGCAGCAGTACGCGGGGGTTATCGCAATCCTAAAGATGGGCAGCTTTATCTCATTGTTGGTAACAAGATTAAGAAATACCAAGGCGGCTCAACCAACAACACGCTCAAGTTCAAGAGTAAGAAATTCGTTACTTCCGCCCCAGTCTCGATGGGTTGGGTTTCTGTCCACGCTAACGTTTATCCCGTCACAGTCAAAGTATACGGAGACGGTACGTTGGTTGCGCATTACACGCTGACCTATGCAAACAATGTTTACACTCAGGCAACTACTGTACCCAGCGGGATTAGTGACGGAACACTACGTGAGCCAGTGATGCGTATGCCTGCAGGCATAGCACAAGAGTGGGAAGTGCAGGTTGAAGGTACTGACATTAACGAATTCTGTCTATCGCAATCGATGGAGGAAATTCGCAACTCATGAGTAACCAGACTAAAGTACCAGGAATACCAAAGCCTCCTGCAGAAGTATCCCCAGAACTTCGCAGCTGGATAACGTCTGTTGCGGAAGCACTTGAGATTAGGTTAGGTCGCCGTGGCGATCCAAGAGACCGTGCTGTTACTTTACGAGAGTTAATTGAATCGGGACTTGCAGAAGACTTGAAGGCCTCTCGGTTTGACCCAAACAATGTTAACTCTAGCAATTTGGGGATGGGGCCAGTAGAGACAATAGACTCAAATAAGCCTCCCCCTCCTACGGGTTTTGCTGCTGCTGGAGCTTACTCACAAGTCAACCTGAGCTGGGACTACCCAAACTACGGCAACCATTCTTACGCTGAAATTTATGGGCATGATTCAGATGCGATAGGTGATGCGCAGATAATAGGAGCATCTACGGGTCGCGGCTACATAGACCCTATTGGCTCAGGTGCGACGCGCCATTATTGGATTAGGTTTGTTTCACAGTCGAATGTCGTGGGACCGTTTAACTCTAGTACTAGCACGGTCGCTACAACAGCTGCCGATGTAGACCACTTACTTGGTGTGTTAACAGACGCAATTACTACAGATGAGCTAACAGGTACCCTTGAGACAGAGATCGGAAAGATTTCTGGTGATATTAGTGTTGCAAACTCTGTCACCGCTCGCATTGCTGCTGAAGCAACTTCGCGAGCCGCAGCGGTTAGTAGTGAGGCTACTGCTAGGGCGGCTGCAGTTAGCAGTGAGGCTTCTGCTAGGGGGGCAGCCATAACTACCGCCCGCGACGCGCTTCAAGCGCAGATAAACGACATCGCAGGTATAGCTGCGTGGGCATCTACTGAGTCTTACAGTATTGATGATAAGGTGCGTCATAGTGACAAATTGTGGAAAGCGGCAGCAGCGAACAGTGACTCTGAGCCTACTCACAATAATGGTTCTAGTACCAACTCTGACTGGACGCTTATTGGTGACTATACAAGTTTAGGAGCTAACACAGCAGCGAACAGTGCAGCGATTTTAGCGATCAACACTGTTGATTCGACCAGTACGTCCGCTGCTGCTCTTGCGATTAAAGCGTTGCAGACAACCGTTAACGATAGTGAAACAGGTTTGGAAGCAACAGCGGACTCTTTAGACACGCTGTCTAACCGTGTTAACCATACTGATACGGGTTTGGTAGCAACAGCGAGCAAGCTTACTGGTCTTGAAACTGCGGTCTTCAACGACATGACGGGTGTGCCTAATTGGGCTAAGGCAGACTCTAGCGCAACTCCAGCAATACCTTCGGTTACATACGGTATAGGTGCTAGGGTTGTCTATGATAAAAAACTTTACCGCGCCGTTGCAGACCAATTAACGAATGTAGAGGGAGCAGCAAATTATTTTGTTCCGGGGACTAACGCTACTAAATGGGCGCTTGATACGGTTGCTGCGGCTTCTGCAGTTACTTTGCTGTCCAACACACTTACGAGTGACTACGCCACTGCATCTGATACTTCGCTCATAGAAGCCGCCATGCTTAACAGTCTGACGGGTGTACCTGATTGGGCTAAGGCAGACTCTAGCGTATCTCCAGCAATACCTTCGGTTACATACACTATAGGTGCTAGAGTTATTTACGAAAAAAGACTTTACCGCGCCGTTGTAAACCAATTAACGAACGTAGAGGGCGCAGCAAATTATTTTGTCCCAGGGACTGACGCTACTAAATGGGCCACTGACAGTATAACTACAGCATCGGTTTTAGCTGCATCAGAAGCAAGCGCTGACGGCAAGTTCGCGACTGCTACTAAGCTGGATAATCTTGAATCAGCGGCATTTAGCAATTACACAGGTTTGTCTGAATACAACTCAAACGCGGCGTATCTAGTTGGTGCGCGTGTAACGTATGGCACTGGGGCTGGAAAAAAGATTTATATAGCAATAGAACCTTCAGGAGGTTCAGTAAGCCCGCAGATACCCACGGTCGCTGCATACTGGGACGAAGACACTTTAGCAAGTCAGGCAGTATCGTCTGGCGCTGCTGCTCAAGCGTTATCGTCAGCAAATACTTACACAGATACTAATGCTGCTTCAGCAAGTGAGTTCTCAGCCTTGAACGCAGGCGTGTTTGTAGATATTGCAGGCGTAAATGCTTGGGTAAATACTAAACCCGACTATGATATCGGTGACAGGGTATACCACAACCAAAGAATTTATAAAGCTCAAAAAGTAACTGGAGATTTTGTGTCAGGCTTATCGACTTGGGCTTCTGGCAACGATTATGAAGTAGATGACATCGTCAAATATACGGATAGCGGTTTAGCGGTGGACGAGCGTCCTTACAAATGTCTTGTCGATAATACTAACAATACTCCTCACAACAACTTATCTGGGGAAAACCCTAAGTGGGCGATTAACCATCCTGAGCCTGGGACCAACGCTGCCTATTGGATAATAGACGCCGCTTCACTAGCATCAGCGGTAAGTGCTTTAACAACTGATGTGACGAACAACTATGCAAGAGCGACGGATGTTACAGCTTTAGACGCATCTATTTTTGGTGGTGTTAACGGAGCGCCTGCTTGGTCGAATCAACAAAGTTATGCCGTGGGTGCCAGAGTTACTCATGACGATATTCTGTACAAAGCTATTCAGGCATCATCAAACCAAGCACCCAAACAACCGCCGAATGTAGATTACTGGGCTATCGCTCGATTTGCTACTGGATCAGCGCTTACTGAGCTGTCAGTTGAGGTGAATGACAAAGCAACAACAGGCAGCTTAACTACGCTTGAGTCCTCAATTTTCAACAACGTCATCGGCGCTCCCAACTGGGCTACTGGAACCACTTACTCTGCTGGTGCTACTGTCACTTACAACCAGAAGATTTATAGAGCTTTGCAAAGCACAGCTTTTGGCGGTGGTGGCGGAGAGCCTACCGAGTATGCTCTACCTACGAATACTACGTACTGGGTACAAGACACTTTAACTACGGCTGATCAGGTAGAAGCTGCATACGCAAAAAGCAGTGACGTTACGGTGTTACAGAGCAACCTGTTCGACAACATGGTAGGTGTGCCCGAGTGGAATAGTAACACTACCTATTCTGCGGGAGCCAGGGTTGTTCACACAACTTCTAATGGCGTGAAAAAGCTATACAAGTCGAAAGTAGACAATAATAGTGGAAACTCACCAACAAATACGAACGGGTCTGTTAATACCAATTGGGAGCTAGACACTCTGGCTAGCGCAACCGCAGTTAATTCGTTAACCACGCTTGTGAACATCGATGAATCAATAACTGACTACGTTGCGGGGCAGTTTTCAACAAAGGTTGACCTTGGCAACTTGTCCGTTGCTTCAAAGTTCAGTCAATACCAAACAACAACCCAAGCGGCAGAAGCTACGGTGACTGCAACTGACGCTTTAAGCGTAGCGATATTTGATCAGATAACAGGCGTGGATGGCTGGTCGACTAACGAAACTTATGCCGAAGGTGATAGGGTCTATTCTAGAACAGGCGTGGCAGCCCCCATAAAAATATACAAGTCGAAAGTAGCCAATAATAATGGAAACACACCAACAAATCAGAACGGGTCTATTAATACCCAGTATTGGGAGCTTGATGCTCTGGCGTTTGCTGGGGCTTTTGATACGTTAGATGCAACTGTAAATGCTGACGGCTCGGGGCTAGTAGACAAGGTAAGTAATATTGAACTTGACCTTGGCGATTTGGGCGATACTTCAGTACAAACTCGGTTTGTAGCTACGGGCGATGATATCAATGGCCTTAAATCAAAGTATACAATTAAGATCGATTCTAATGGGCATGTGGCGGGTTTTGGGTTAGCTCAAGACGTTAACCCAGCGGGCATCGCTACGAGTAGGTTTTTTGTCAATGCTGATAAGTTTGCAATTCTGCCTGACGCAGCTACCTCTGCTGACCCAGCTTGGTCTTCAGGCACCTCATACTCAGTAGGAAACAAGGTCACCCGCGAGGGTAAGTTGTATCAGGCAAGAGTAGCGCATTCTAACCATCAGCCGCCAAACGATACGTACTGGGATGATCTAAGTCGCAGTCCTTTTACGGTTACAGCTACTGGAACTACCGTCGATGGTACTTATGTTCCCGCAGGCGTTTACATTAACAACGCAATGATTAAGCACGCTTCTATTACATCTGCACAGATTGGGTCTGTTAATGCCGACATGATCACCACTGGCAACTTAGATGTTATGGAGCTTATTACAGCTAACCAAATCAAAGCGAGCCTGCTAGCAATTGACGATAACGTCTTATATGAGGCCGCTAATGGAAATTTGATACTTCGAACAGGGAGCGCGGATCAAGGGGTTAAACTCGAAAATTTATCTTATGACGCCTTGGGCCTTGTAGCTCAAGCTACTCAGTCATCTGCGTCTGTAATCTCTAACCAAAGCTATTATCCAAGTTCATTTACTGCCAGCACACCGTGGCGTTCAGCAGTTATAACAACCCAGATACCCTTTGGCGGAGTAACAACTCAGACCGTTACGCTTCCTCAGTTTCTGGAGTTTACGATACAAGAAGCGACCATAAAAGAACAAGGTCTTTATTACATAGATTTTGGCGCTTCAGCATTTGGTCAATTAACCAACAATAACTCTACCGCTGCTAGTCAGGTGATTTTAGATATCCAAAGTAAAATAGGTACTGCCGCTTATACGGACTACACATCGCGTGCTACACCCGCTAAATATTGGGGAACACTCCCGCTTACGCAGCACTCCGCTTCTACTACTGTCACACTATATACAGGCCGCAAGTATCAGTTTCGTCTCTATGGCCATCTTAAAGGTTTTGCCAACTCTTCTATTGGTGCTAGTAACCTGGGGTATCAAGGTGGATACATTCGCATATTCAGAATACCTAACCAGACTTAAATTATGCATCTAATCTATAATATAGCTACAGGCAAACCAAGACTGACAGTATCTTCGCTAGATTTAGCGGACGGTAATTTAAAAGAAGGCGAAGCACACATAGACGTATCGAACAGCGCTATTGATAACTCGCTATTCGAGAACGTTCTAATTGTTGATGGCCAATTAGTACAGCAGGAAGCAGCCGTGCTTGATCCAGTAGCAGCAGCGCGTCATTTTCGCATTAGTTTTTTAGCTGAGTCTGATTGGACGCAGACCACAGATAGTCCGCTCAGCGTAAGTTCGAAAGAAGCTTGGGCTAGGTATCGGCAAGAGTTAAGAGACTTTCCGGCAAGCATTGCAGCCATTGCTGCAGACGAGGAACGGTCTGAGGATTTATCAGAATTATATTTAGTAGAGCAGTTATTGCCAACACAACCCGAGGATTAGAAATGCATAAAGGTAAGCAGTGCGTGCTAAACGCCAAGACAAAATCAAAACCCAAGTCAAAACCCAAAAAGAAACCAGCTAAGAAGAAGCGAACTTATGGCTACTAGAAACTACAAGAAAGAGTACGCGTCTTACCACAGCAAAACTGATCAAAAAAAGAATCGGGCGGGGCGAAACAAAGCGCGGCGCTCTGCTATGGCGGCAGGCAAAGTGAAGAAAGGTGATGGGCAGGATGTTCATCATAAAGACGGTAACCCCCGTAACAATAAAAAGGGTAACGTGAAGGTGGTAAGCCGGAAAAAGAACCGTGGTGTTTATAGGTTCGCGTAACTCCGTCAATGACGGAATAGAAAGTAAACAAAATTACTATAACTAACAAAATCAACGAGTTATGAAGCTCCGAGACTAACATTTAGTTATGCACAAAAGTTCCGTAAGTAATTGATCTAGAACAAATTAACAGCTTTAGACGTAACGAATCCCTCCCTCTCCGCCACATTTTTAAGTGTTTGTTTCTAATATATTTTTTGCTATGTTAGGAATCCATGACGGACACATGACGGAATACGATGGCATACATCAGGGAACGCAACGGAAAGTACTTCGCAGAAATACGCCAAAAAGGCTACCCCAACCAAAACAAAACCTTCAAAACTAAGCTCGCAGCTGTTGCTTGGGCACGCCGCATCGAGAGCAGCATGGACCAAGGATCGTGGGTCGATACCCGTGAAACACAGTCCGTGCTCATTGATCACATTATGGATGATCTCGTTTACAGCTTTGAGCGGTTCGGGCTAGAAGTCGCTGGTCCTAAATTAGGACAGCTCAACCAAATTAAAGAATACTTTCAAGGTGTGTCGATCCACGACCTGACTTTTGATGAAGTGCTGGACTTTGCTGCTTACCGTTTACAAACCGTGGCTGCTAGTACGCTTCAAACTCAGATGTACTATTTTAAGCAAGCGGTCACAAATAGCAGAATAAAAACTGAGCAGCTTGTCGTCGACATGGCGATTGAAGAGTTAAAGCTAAAGAAGTTAATTAGGGGTAGCACAAAACGAGATAGGCGATTGCAAGGTGACGAGTGGGAAAAGTTGCTTGATGAGGCTGGCGCACATTGGATACGCCCGATCATGGAGATTGCAGTTGAAAGCGGCATGCGTCAAGGCGAGATTCACAGTCTTGAGTGGCAGCATATCGACTTTGATAAGAACTTAATTGGCATTTGGCGCAAGAATAAAAACGAGCCAGGGGGTAAAAAGTGGCATGTAATACCCTTTTGGCAGGGCGTGAGAGAAGTGCTTTTACGTGAACACAACCAGACTGGCAACACTACTACTGTGTTTGGTGTAAAGCATGCAGCGAGCATTAGTGACAAGTTTGCCAAGATGACAAAGAAGCTGGGCATCGTCGATCTTCGTTTTCATGATTTGCGCCATGAAGCGATATCGCGAATGTTTGAAGTCAGAAAGATGCGCGTCGAAGAAGTCAGATTAGTCTCTGGTCATGCTTCGCTTGAGCAGCTATCGCGATATGTAAATTTACGACCTGAGAATTTAGTCGATTAGGGTGTACTGACTTGATTGGTCAGAAAAGTTGCGACTTCTTGCGTGGGGAAGAGGTATTTTTTGCCGAGTTTGGCGTGAGGAATCTCTAGACGGCCATGATAAATCTGTTGATACATCGATTGGCGTTTGATTTTTAACAGTGAGGACAGCTCGTGTATGTCCATAAATGGTCCATATTTTTTCTCAAGTATTGCGTTTAAATCCATTCTTATTACCGCTCCTAGTCTGCTTCTTTGCTTTTCTTATCATTTAGATACATTGTAACTATTCTATTACACTTATTAGCAGATTAATAATTTAATTCGATTTTGGTTTAGCTGTAGTAGAAAGCCACTACTGACCACATTGTGTGAATTTTAGAAGAGTCGGGCAAATCATTTGGTGCGTAGAATTTTAGATGCTTTTTACCTTTCAATCTGACGGCGAATGCTCGGGGTTTTTTCATCTGAGAAACTGACACAAGTCTAGCGTAGCAGTCCCAATTCCCGATCGCATTTGCAAAGAGATATGGGTAGTCGTCTGCGCTCATTTTTACGATTATCGAAGATTCTTCACTTCTGGTTTGCAGCAACTCATTAATCCGTTTGGTCATGTCAGAAGCATTGTAAGACACTGTCTGCTTGACGATGCTTGGCAGATTCTGTTCGATGTCAGGGTCAATCTCGCGTGGGTCTACGTCAAGAAAATTTGCTAGTTTGATAATTGCCTGAGCACGTAGCTCGGTGATGTTATTGAGGTAGTGACTGATTGCGCCTTGGCTCCAGCCAAGTTCTTTTGCTACTTCAACTTGCGTGAACCGCATCTCAACTTTTTTCTTTTCCCATATCCTTCTTAGATTTTTGACGGGCTGAGGGAGGTCTTTGTTCATTAGTTCGTCCTGAATGCGTTGTGCTGTATATCCAATTCGCAACATCTTGTCGCGTAATATTTTGTTCTATATAGTGCATTCTACTAATATTTTGAGCGAAGTCACGTTTTAGGATTACAGCAGTGTTTTCTACGCCAATAACAAGCGCGGCAGTAGCTGGGCCGTTGACACGTTCCAGCCATTGAAGTTGCAATTCGGACAATGAATGACGTATCAGCGTGTCGTCCCGTTTCGGGAGAGTTTTGACATACTTATACTCAACAAACAGTAGTCCTGCAGGTCCGCAATACATCGCGTCAGGTACGCCTCCCGTATAAGTGTCGTGAATTTTCCACGCATACACTTCGGGTGGTAAGTAGCGGTGTATACTTCTTACAAAACTATGTTCATTCATAAATTAGGGTGATGCGTTGTAGCCACAAGTGCATCAGGCTTGCTTTAAAAGGCTTAATCAGGCCTGTAGCTGGGTGATGCGTTGTAGCCACAAGTGCATCAGGCTTGCTAAAACAGGGGCAAGGCGACCCCTTGGCTAGGGAAACTTACTTGTGCAGTTCGTACTGAGCTTCGGCAAACTTGAAGTCTTCTTCTTTTGTCCAGCCTGCGTAGGTAAGGTCTATACCATGCCAAGAGCCTTTGTCATTGCTCTGTGGTATTGCGGTAATTTTCCACAGACATGCAAACCTGTCGCCGCCTTTCATAGCAATCTCGCTGTTCCAAGCTTTAGATATCTTTAGCTTAGTTCCGCGAAATTCCATAATTACTGGGCCTTCTAGTGCGCCTGTCTTCTCACTCTTAAGAACTACTACGTGATTGTGCGTCTGGTAATACTCGTACTGCGCTGGCACAGGAGCTTCTGCGATTGCTTTTCTGGCTTCAGGCAGCGTGGCAAAAGTGCCTATAAAGTTTTTGCCAAACTCTTCTTTCTGCTTGACCGTATAATCAGTCGTAAATGACAGACTGATTATATGTAAGGTATCGGTGTAAACTTCCTTTGTGAGGTCGTTAAACCATAAACCTACCTCAGCATCTGACACAAAGTCAGTGTGATGTTTGTCTACTTCGTTACTCATTTTCTGAAGTAACTTGACCTTGGGGGTTTTAAGTTCTGCCCCTACGTGTTCGTTACCACGGCCAGCGTCCATGTTTGCTGCGATGTGTGCTGGTACTTTGTCTTCTACTATTGCTAACGCCGTGCTACCCATAATGTTTCCTTTGGTTAATGGTCATAGGTTAAGTGATTAAGTGATTAAGTGATTAAGTGATTAAGTGATTAAGTGATTAAGTGGTTAACGGTTCTACTACGATTTACCGTAGTTAACTTTGCGTAACACATAGGGTGATAAACCAGGTATTTCGTCGCCCATTTTCAAGGACTCCTGATATGCCCGTGTATTGATCGCTCGGTTCAAAAACTCCAAAGACCCAGTGTCAAGTATGTACTGCGCAAACAGATCATAATTGTCAATTTTCGCTTTGATGCTTTCTGTGATGGACACGCGTGCAGTACCGTTTTTGATAAACGTGACTCCATTAGCGTCCATATCCTTCTGGAGCAAGTAATCAAGGTCTGACTCTTTCTCTTTTAGAATTTTTAGTTCTGCATTAAGAACTTGTTTTTGTGCAACGATGTCACCCTTTGCTTCGATCAAATCAGCAAAAGATGTGTTCTCGTCGATTGTTGTCATACGCCGTCTCCTATGGCTCGTCGATTGGTTCGTCTGTTTCGTAACAGGGGTCGTTGGTGATCCCAAAGTCGAATTCAGCCAGCTTTGCTTCGCAACATTTGTCGCACACTTTGCAAAGGTAGATACCTCGCGCATCGTATTCGTCCCATGTCACTTCGTTTTCATGCATGCAAAACATACTTACCCCGCTTTCTTCCTGTTAGTGTGTAAGTCTTTAAGTACTGATAGCAGCTCCTCCATCTTTCCTGTCTTGGTTTCCAGCTTGTCGAACACGTCTGGCTCCCAAGTATCGCGAGCTGCAATGCGAATGATTTCTGTTTTTTCCGTCTGGCCAGCACGGTATATACGTCTGTTGAATTGCACGTAATGCTCGGCGTTGTATGTTGGTGATGCCCAGATAATTGTTTTTGCTTTTGTCATTGTTAACCCGTGACCTGCACTCTGCGGGTGGCAAAACACGACTTGTAGTTGACCAGCTTGCAGACGGTCTACGACTTCTTTTCGTTTGGCTGCAGGCGTAGAGCCGTCAATCACTCCGTAGCGAATACCGAGCTTGTCTGATGCAGCCGTCATGTGATCTCGTTCGTGCTTCCAGTTGAATGCGACCAAAGAATGAGAACGCTCTTGCACTAGCTGCATCACTAAGTCATAACGCTCTGTGTGGATACCTTGCGCATTGCCTTCTTCGTCGTACACTGCCCCCGTACAAAGCTGCAGTAACTTCTTGACCTTAGCGCCTGCGTGAATGGCATTGATTGTTGCCGCGCCTGTGTAGAGCACATTGTCAGCAGCAAGTTGGTTGTATTGGTTTAGAATTTTCTTAGGCAGTTGAACGTACATGGTGTGTACGCTTTGTTCTGGCATGTCGATACAATCAGTTAATTCGTACCTAAGATTGATATCACTTAGCGCAGCAGCAACTGTTTCCTGTGCGTTGTCTTTATCAACCCATTCGTTTGCAAAACCATTGAACTTAGAAGTACACACGGATGCTCTGAAGCTATAGAACCGATGACCTAAGCGCTCGCCTTCGTCAACGATTAGTGTCGGATGCCAGATGTCCAAGATAGTGTTGGAGTTAGGTGTTCCTGACATTGCTATGCGTTGGTTGAACGCTTCTGCAACTTTGCGGCACGCCTTGCTGCGCTGACTGTCTTTGTTTTTAAACGCTGTAAACTCGTCGATTACGAGCGTGTCGAACCCGCACAATACCCAGTAGTGTTTGGCAATCCATTTGACAGCGTCGTGATTAGTGATCACTACATCTTCTGTACCGAGGAATGCTTCTTCGCGGTTCTTGGCATACGCAATTGAGTACGTAGTTTCTGGAGTGAACTTTAAGATGTCATCTCCCCACGAACTTTCAAGGATAGATAACGGGGCAAGTACTAGGGTTCTTGTGTCGCGCCCTGCAATAGCATCAAGCACTGAGCGTGTTTTGCCAGTGCCAGGATCGCTTGTAATAAGGCAACGAGGATTGTCGTTGATAAAGTCAGTTGTGACTTTTTGATGGTCGAAAGCTTCGTACATAGGCATCACTCATTGATGGTTTAGAATAATAGCATAGCTAATATATAGACTCAATTCATTTGAAACTGAGGGCATCGCACCCTCTCGGCGTAGGTTTATTTCAGTTTTATGTGAGGTCATGATGAAACCCGCTCGAAGTTTTGGACCAGACTCTTTATAGTACTATTACTAATATCAAGCTGCAAATGAATTTAAGTTGCAGGTCAGCGCATCTACTATGAATGGGCTGTTAGATTTCTTTGCTTCGTTACCCTTGAGCCGCAATCCGACGATTTTACCTCTGGCTTTTAAGTTCTCTAAGTCAGACTTGTCACCGTCAATAACTTCTCGGCCTAGAAACTCGCTGGGCAATCCGTTTCTAAACACGACTGCAATGGGTACGTTTGTTCCTAGCGCTATTCTGACTTGCTTTTTGTATTTAGGCGCAGCGCTATAACTGAACATAAGTCGGTAGTTGAAAGGAGTCTTGTTGATACGATCTGCCCGCTTTGTATAGTCGTAGAAGAATATGTTTGGAAACTCCTGCGGTATGTTGTGCTGTTCCCATGCTACATCCGACAGTACGTTAAGACGTACCACTGGTTGTTTGTCTTGTTTAACTGCGTACTTTTCTAGATTGCCAAGCTCCTTACGTAACTGGGCGAGGAAGCTACTGTTGCCGCTGTGGTAGTAATCTGTCTTGCGTTGACGGGCATCGTTGATACTACTGAACACTTGCGCTAACCCACTCTCTTTAAGGCAGGGTTTAAAACATTCCGCATTACCTGATGAGGGACATAGCTTTTCGTCAGGCATCATCGACATACCTGCTAAGACGATTGGTTGTCCTTCGGCAGTTTTTCTTAGTTTGGTGTTACTGTCTCTAGCCAGTAGCTTTATTTTTTGCGGTGGGCTTATTTCTTTTACTGGGATTAGATTCCCGACTGATGATGTCATGCAGTATCTCCTTGCGTATTGTTGAGGTCATCGAACGGTTCAGCTTGATGTGCAGGCGAATGTCTCCTACTTTTAGCCTGTACGTTGACCAGTACATAGCCTCCGGTGGCTCTGTTGAGATCGTGTACTGGATCAAGTCTTTCTCCCGTCGGTAAAACATTTTTAGATTCGTTGGAAGCTTCAAGGAACATCTCCTTTATCGGGCCGCATATCAGGTCTTTGTAACTCCGTTTTTCCATCTTCCTCGTCCTTTGGTTTATTCTGCTTGTCTTCCTGAGCTTTTCTCATGAAGAGGAATATCTCGACAGCAGTTAGAATGTGTAACAGTATTTTGAGCATGCGCATTTTCCTTCGGGGCAAAAAAAAGCCCCTCGTGAAAGGGGCCAACTAGAACTTATAAGTTTTCTTATGTTCTAGGGAGGGAAACTATTCAACACCCCACTGGCACTCTGGGGGATCGCTTTTTCTATATGAGCACCAACGACACGCGTCTTTGCTCGGTGTTGGGTCAAACTCTGTAGCAGTGGTCATCTTGATGGCTCGTCGATGCCAACCTGCAGTAAACTGCATAGCCTGCTCTCTGGTGTACTGCTTACGGGTTGTTTCACCTTTATCTAGATACCAGAACTCAGTCTGTACAAACTCTAGTTGCGGGTATCTAAAAAAGGTTCCTATTGCGTAGAGCAAACCCTGTTGGGCGTGAGCTATTTCGTTACCCCATTTCTTACCAGTTTTGTAATCGATGACACGCGCTGATTGTTCGTCTTGATGCACTAGTGCATCTAACTTGATACGCGCCCACGTACTTCCTTCCATCCAACCAACGGGTTGCCAGTCGAGATCGAAACCCCACTCACCTTCGAGTTCTACTTTTGCGTCTATATAAAGCTGCCGTAGTTCCTCGAATTCGCTTTTGAATTTCTTACAGGACTCAGGAAACTCACCTAGCGTTCCGTCAACGTACTGTTCGGCTTCTTCGTGGATGACTGTGCCGCGTTGTGCTGCTGGCCCAGAGGTTTCTTGAATTTTCTTAACTTTGGCGATGTAAGATCGGTAGGGACATTCTTCGAATACTTTGAGCGCCGAATAGGACCAGGCTCTTAACGGGCCTAGTTCAGAAGGTTTTTCTAACGGTTTATCAGCGTCGGCTCTCGTTTCCTGAGTGAGGGAAGGCAAGTCATTTTCCTTGTTTATTTTTCAGGTTAGTACTATAGCTAATATTTATTCAGAAAGAAAGTAACAGTTTTTTATCGTGTTCTTCGAAGTACTGATCTGTTAAGCGTTTAAGTTCTAGCTCGTTAGTTTCCCACGTAGTGACTACGCCGCGCACTACATTAGTATCTCGTTCTGCTTTAAATGGTCTCTTACGTTCAGTTTCGATACCGCTTCTGCTCATGCGTTTTGAGAACTCACGCTGCGACAGTCTTGGGTTTTGTTCGGTCTGAACATGAAATACCGTGCGCAGATGCTCCATTGGTATAACAAGGTAGTCATGCATGCCTTGTGCAATCCAAGACTTTACTAATCGTTGTGCTGCTTCGATTTCGTTAGCATGGATTACGGACGCTGTGTTTATATCAAGGATGTCTGTGAAGTAGTTGAGCTTACCGTCTTTAAGCGCTTGGCAGAACTCCTCGAACACTGACATTGACACGTTGCGCATTTGTTCTTTGGCAAGGTTATTGATAGCTGTTTTTGCTAAGTGCGAATTCACTTCATACGTGTTTAAGATACCTGCAAAGTCGTACAACTCTTTCTCAATCAAACCTGAGTCAAGCTGGCCAGCCATTTCAGGAAAAGCGTCAAGCAGCTTAACGTCTTGCTTCGGCGCAATGTTGTAACGTCTGTCGCCTGTCTCAATGTTTACTGCATCTACTCTGTTAGTGAGGAAGATGTAGTTTGTGTAATTTTCAACTTCAACCTGGTTGGATCGCATGCCGCGTATTGTGATCGTAGGCTCAGTGATTTGGTTTTTAAGTTTGTCTGCCATCTTACCTGCGCTAGATGATGCGGAGGCCATATGAAATTCATCAACTACAAGGAACAAAGCGTCGCGCATGTATAGATTGAACTGTTCTTCCATGCTTTGTAAAAACTTCATTGGTACATGTTGTCTGCCAAATAATCCTCTGAGTATTTTACTGTAGAATATTCCTTTACCCGTGCCCTGCGTTCCTGTCATTACCCAAGACACACCTGACTTGTTTCTAGTCTGGTAGATGTAGGCTAGCCAGTTGATGAAGCGCTCATACTCTTCATTGCCGTTGCCAAGTATGTGGTAGATAATTTTATGGATCGTAGGACAGGCGTTCTTTAATTTGTGTCCGCTGCCAACTGTTAGCGGCTCATCAGGGTTGTTGCAATTCCTGACGTACTCACTTCTTTGATAGGTATTCACATAATAAGGCGTGTTGGTGAAGTTAACCGCTTCTTCATTAGACGTTGGGTCAAAAACAACGCGTCCGTCGGGTATGAAATCTGGTGGAACCTTTCCGTGATTCATAAAGAAATCCTCGATGTTCATCTTGCTAATAGGTGTAAGCGGATACTCCTTTGCGAATTGTTTTTCGTTGGGGCTATAAATACCATTGAAGAATGTATCTGTTGCATAGTCGCGCAATACGATAGGTCTTTCTGCTTGTCCTACTTCTTCAAGACGCTCTTCATAACGTTCGAAAATAGATATATAAAAATCAGGGTCTGCTTTTTCTATTTCAAAGAGCGGCTCGTCTTTGAAGTTATACATGTAGGAAGGCTTTTGCATATTGAAGTAATAAGCACCTGAGTCGCCTCCGTTTATGTTGCAGCGTATGTACGGAAATGATGTTTCATCGGCAATTAATATCGACATTTTGTCAGGATTAGTGAGCACTTCTTCGGTACTAGAATCGATAGTCGTAATCCGCGTTTTTGTTTGCCGTTTACTAAAACCGGAGTCGTCCCTGAGTTTGTCTTTTATCTTTTGCCCTTTCTCATAACATCTTTGTGGACTTATGTTTGACATAAGCGTTGCAAGGTCAAAAGTAGGGTTATGTCTTTTTACAAATACTATTCGGTCGTCATCTGAAGCGAATGTGTTGTTAGCGGCATCTTCAAACGTTGGAGGTGCAATAAATATAATTTTAGAGTTGTCTGCAACTGAAGGATCAAGTGGGTACTTTAGGGATTGTCCGTTAACAGATAAGCTTAATTGGTCGCTAAAGACATCTGACTCAAAATTCGCATCCTGTAAGAATAGCTTTATTGACTTAGCAGGCATGGCAACGTTTAGCTGCATGAATATATGAATAGAGGTTTTGTTGCCCTTCATACCTAAACTAGAGGATGCTTGTGCGATATAACTCACATCATGCATTTCTACTGGTAGTTCTGCTATGCACTGGTTGGCTAAGTTCGCTACATCAGCTGATGTTATTTTTGAGTTGTTTTGCAGTGGTTTCGGCAGGACTACGCCATCGATATCAAGTATCAATAGGTTCGAGAGTTCGTTTTTATTTGATTTGCCAGCTCGTGACTCATCGAAGAGCGGTGCTTTTAGGTTTCCCTTCAGCATGCAAAAGCCTTTTCTGCCTTCGCTTCTAATCAGCTGTTCGAGTTGCTGTAAGCCGTCATCTGATACAGGTAAATCATATTCGCTAGAAGTAACTTTCTTGACGTGCGGGTAAGGTCTAAAACCTTCATTAGTAGAATGGTATTTGCTGAGGCTCAGGCCATTTGTCGCCTGCAAGAATGTTACTCGCATCAATAAAATCCTTTTTATGAACTGCTGGAGTTAACGTGCTTTCCTTTGTAAATCTCTTCACGGTCTATTTCAATATCAAGATTCGCATCAAACGCTAGGCGTACTTGATTGCTTCCTATCTTCGATACTCTAATAGACATAATGATTTGGTCATCTTTGTGGATGATTACTTCTTCGTCTTGCTTTCTTGAGAGGACTAGTCGCGACATAGAATTATTTGCTGTAGTTTGTTGCGTAACCACCTTCGGCATCGAGCGGTAAATCAGGCGCCCAATGAGGTGGTATGCACATATCGTCAATGATGGCTTCCATTGTAGCATCAGCTTCGATAATACTGCCACTAATAATTATTTCATCGTGTACTGTGAGGGCAACGTCGCCTAAATTGCTCTTATCGAGTCGCAAGATGCTGTCGGTAATGACAATTCGTGCTAACGCTTGGATGACGTTTTCTGTAATCCTGCCCCCATACGTGTATTCGGGTTTCCCGCCTTTACCGTCATACATCAGCCCATTTGGACCATGCCGAAGGTTGTGGTATCTGAGCGCCATACCGTTTGGCAATTCAAGCGCGTGGTGCCTTACGGTCAGTGGTCCGTAAACGTTGCCGTAGTTATCTTTGTGCATCGTCTGCTTGAGTAAATCTTCCAGCTTGCTCCAGAGCATCGTGATGCCTGTGTACAAGGAGCGGTATGCGTCAACAACGCGTTTAGCTTCACTTGTCTCAATATCTACAGGCGGCCCCATAGCACCCGCTTTCAGAGTGTCTTTGAATTTGACGTGTCCCATGCCGTATCCGAGGCCTAAAACAGCGGTCTTGCCAACAAAGCGCTCTGTGGGATCGTTTTCTTTGTTGATTGGGCGGCTATAGATTTCTTGGGCGAGGTTGGCATATACGTCTTCTCCATCGCGGAACTGCTGTAGCAGCTGTTCTTCGCCAGCTAACCATGCCAGCATGCGAGCCTCGATGTTGCTTAGATCAGCAACAAAGAGCAGTTTGTTATCAGGTGCAATAATGCATCGCCGCAGCTCCCCTCCTCTGGGGAGGTTCTGCATATTTAGCTTATCGGTCCCGCCAAATCTGCCTGTGTGCGCCGCGTAGTAACGAAGTGGTACTGGCAGCCAATCGTCGTTCCATGCAGCTCCGAGAAATCTCTTTGCTCTTGTTTCTGTCAATCTGCTTTTGACAGCTGTCCGAGCGTCCCATATGTGTTGGTGCTGAGGGTACATTGCTTGCAGCTGTTTGAATGCGGGATCGTTTTTGCCTAGAGCGGGGATTATCTTGCCCGTGTTTAAACTCTTTTTAGTTGGGGGAACGATCTCCATTGAACGTATGTGTTCTGCGAATTGTTCATTAGAGCTGAGTACTTTGCGTTCAACGCCACTGGCCTCTATGGTTTGTTCAGCGTTCTGGAACTCTTGTTCGTGGTACTTTGCCAATCGCTCTCTGTCGATCTTGAGTTTTGGTTCACAGAACATACGCGTTGTTATGTCAACTAGGTCCATTTCTGACCAAGGCATGCGCGTCAGCATTTCTTCGTAAAGCGCCCATGTCAGGTCAACGTCTTGGATACAATAGCCCGCGATCTCTTGCTCGATGTCAGGGGGTAGATCGAATATGCCTTTGGCGTTAACTAGCTCGTCGCCCTTTCGCATTGACTCATCGTTTGGCCACTCTCGTGCGGCGCAATCTTTGAGCCTAGCCGATTGACCAGGATATAAGCCGCGACTCATTGCCGCAGTGTCAATGTAGTAACTGGGTTTTACTCCGTAGTACTGCGTCAGAATGTAGCCATCGAACATTGTGTTGTGGCAAATGAGCGTAGCATCGCCCCAATCAATGTCTTTGATGGCGTCTTCTGCTTCGTCTTCCCCAAACCATTCTGTGTCTTCATGATCTATCTTGATACCTACACCCCAGACCTTGAACATCTCGTCGTTGACGTATTCCATTGTGGTCTTTTTGGTGAGGCTGTGTGCTACGCTGTAGAACGTTTCGAAATCTAGGGTTACCAGCATTAAAACGGTTCCCCTGAGCACTCGTTGCGAGCGTAAATCTCACCCTCGATTTGTCGCCACTTCGATAGCAGTTCGCTAAACATCTGGGGGGATCGCGCTCTGAGGTAGGTCGTTGCGTAGGTGTGAAACTCAGGGTTGATGTTGTCTCTGGCAAAACCTTCTAGCTCTGCAAAGTATTCGTTAGTGTCCATCAGTCATCTCCTATGACAAAGTGTTTGTTAGCGTTTGTTGCTAGGTCTAAAATCTTTCTCCACACTATTTCCGGTGGCGTGTTGCTGAATTCGCTGATTGACGTTCTTGCAACTTCGTTCATTAGCTTCCGCTCGTTCATGGTTTCCCAGAAAGGCGGTAGCGGTTGTACTAGGTATTGTTGTGCAGCGAACTCGATCAGCGCTTGCTTAGTCCACTTCATTAGGAAGCTGTTCCTCTCTCCAAGTTTCTTCTATTTGTGTAATTCTGCTAGCCGCCATGCTGAAATTTACTTGGTATATACGCCGCGTTCCGATTTTTTCGTCTAAAGATTCTTTCATTGACTTGCCGTTTCTCGCTCCTTGCTTTAAGCGAATGCGGTCTTCGTTATCGGGATGAAATGCTCCGTGCATAGTTGTTGCCACTACACAACGTCCGTTATGCACGTCTGCGAGCAGGTCTTTGAAAGACTCTGATTGGAGATCGTGGCCGAAGTACACGAAATAAATTGTTTCGTCGTGCGGTTCTCTAGCGTCCAGATTAACCACTCTTGTTATTCTCATTTCGTGTGTTTCTTGAACCATTGCTTTTCCTCCTGAAAAGTTTCTCAGCACCTTTTTTGCCCTTTGCTGACAGCTCTTTGTGCCATTCCTGTTGTTTTCTGGTTACGCCGTAGTTCAATTGTGAGACGCCAGTTGGTATTTGCTCAATAGTGCCTCCCCTTTTAAAGAAGTCGTCTATCTGATCTACCATTAGTGCTCTTGCTTGTTCTTTTTCCTGGTGTGTTGCTAGCTTAGGCTGGACATTCCTTGTCGTACCGCGAGTTAGTTTGGCGCTCATCGTTCCATCCTTACTTTGTCCCAACTACTTTGTTCAGATTTAATATACTGCCATCCAAACTCAATGCTTCGTTCTTCAAGTCTGACGGGACTTACATCGCCTAGTTCCTCTGGGTTCCACAGGATTACTGCGTAGCCTTCGTCAGTTAGCTCACGTAGCACGGCTATTTGTTTTTTATCCATAACTAAACGTTCCTTTTTAGATCATCGACTGTCAGACAGTTGTATTTTTCACACACTTTGGTGACGTACTTTTTGGAGCGACAAGCTGCCATTTGTGAGAAGGGGAATTTTCGCGAGGGTTCACGTACATTAATAAGGTCTTGGTGTTCTGCGTAGAAGCGGCCTGCATTGTCAAACTCGCCTTTTGGGTGGATGTTGCGGTTTTTTAGGTCTTGATAGACTGCGTTAATAAGATCTTCTTTCAAGATTCACGCTCCTTTGATTCAAGATGTTTTTCGAGATGTGCGAGTGCTCGCCATGCGACTTGTGGCCAGTCTTCATCGATGACGTGTCGCATCAATGCGTCAAGCTCATCGCCAGACTTGGCTCTGTCCCAGTGCAGTGTCTCTGGCGTTTGCCCATGTTGAATGCCACCTGTTAGTGACACTTGTGCAACGGCAGCGATTGCTCGGGGGAAGTAGGCAATGAAACCTGTGTGTACAGGTATCTTTTTGCGGGCTTCAGCATCGGTGGGGAGTTTGTATTTCGGGATTGATTCAGCGGGGGGATTGTCATAGGGATCGACGTATGCTCCTTGCCATGACTTTTTCATAACACCTCCTTGTTGTTTCGCTTAATAGTATCAGCGCTAATATATTAGCGCCAGTACTTATTAAAGGTTTATTGGATCAGACGCTGTTTTTGTTGTTAGTGCTATCTGCCCATCGTTGATGAGATGTTTTATGACATCTGGCACTAACTCTTTGACGCTTTCTTCAATGCTTTGTTCGATTGCTTCTTTATGCATAAAGTCTTCAAGCATTTCTTCAACTCTTATGTCTACGTCATCTCTGTCAACGAATCGGTATTGATCTATGAAGTCTTCAAGCATGCTTTCTAAACTGTCTTTGTTGACGAAGCCTGAATCTTCTATACATTCTTCGACGTCTTCCTGAGTCATATACTCTTCTGCGCAGCGCACTTTCATGTAAGTTTCTATCTTATCCCCAATATCGTCTTCGCTTACTGCAAGTTGTTCGTTGACGGTCTTGGTGACAGTTTCCTTGATGTACGCGTCAAGTGCGTCTGAAAACGATGTTGCTGCGTTTTTTGGTTCAAATGCTGGGTGAGTTTCGTAGTCAGATGATTCCATGACTGCACTAAGGCTGATTAAATCAAGGTCATATTGACTCTCAGCGTTTGCGAGTAGTCTTTTATACTCAGCTTTCGCGTCTGCTTCGTCATCAAACACTTCCCAACTGTCTTCGCTACCACGGCAGTGGGATACGACGTATGTTCGTCCGGTCATTCTGTTTTCTCCTCTACTTTGTGGATAAAATGCAGTAAGTTATGCAAATCTGCTCGGTACTCTGTTTCATAATGCTCGTGATCAGCCAGTAATTCACTTATCTCCACGACAAAATTTATCGCCTCTTTTTTAACCATCGGCTCGTATGGCACTAACTCACATTCCATAGCGCACTGTTCGCACCACTGTGCGCATTCTGGATCAAAGCGTAAATGTGATTCGCCATGCTTTACGAAAAGGTTGTAATGGACTTCGTCGTTAGTGAAACACTTTGCACATACGAGCGTTTCGTCATAAAGAAAACTTGCTGTTTTCATGCCTAGTGCTTTGTCGGTACTCATGCGTGATACTTAGCCTCCTTTAGGTTATCTGGGTCGACTTTGTCTGCTAGATACGAGTAGTCAAAGTTTGTGTCTTCGAAGAACATTTTGATGCTGCCATCAGCATTAAGTAATTCGTTACCGTCTTCGTCTCGTTTGTAGTAAAAGACGTTGTACACCGCGATTGAATACTCTTTTGCCATGCCTAATCCTCTTCTTCGTCGAATTGCGAAATTATGAATTCGAAGTCTGGGTCGGAATCAGGGCTACGGCGCTTTGAGACTTTTTGAATGAACCTAAGTGGGCAAGAGTCGTCGTACCATTCTTGTAACGTTCTGGCAGCATCAACCTCCGGTTTAAAAGGTTGTGGTATAAGAGTTATTGAATAATCCCATTCTTTAAATTCTTCTGTCGTTTCTGCATCTGCCGTGATGTAGATTTTGTGGCACTTATCCCATGTAATGGCATGAGCACCTTTTACTGCTTCAATAATTCGGTCATCGGGTTGGATCATGTTTAGTACTCCGATG